TTATATATGATATTTGCTTTTGTGTATAATTAGCTAACATGCGCGTTTTCTGCTCTTTATATCTACCGTCTCGAATAGATGATTGCAGATCACCTGTTGTTTTTCTTTCAAATATTAAAAATATATCATTATAAACAATATGTATATCACCTAATTCAATGTTTTCTTTTATAATTTCTATTTTATCATTATAAGCATCTAAATCACGAACTATTATATCTTCATATAGCTTATGTTCGCGTGCATCAATTATTATAATTAGTTTATTAGACATAATTTTATTTTATTTAACATTTTTTTATATGATAAATTAAAAATTGATTAGATTATCATTAAAATTTAATAATAATAAAAATGACAACGCATTCTGTGCCCCAATATTTTATCTGTCCCATTACTCATAATATTATGAACGAACCATATGTTGATAATGAAGGTAATTCTTATGAGGAAATTGCAATTAAGCAATGGTTAACAAATAATAATACTTCGCCAATTACAAGGTCTCCTTTGACTATTAATAATTTAATGCCAAATCGTTCTTTAAAAGAAGCTATTATTGCATATTTGAACCCATGCAATGTTAATCCAGATGAAGTTATTATTAATTCTAACTTTAATATCGAGAATAATCCAATTCAATTAAAACACAATTGTAAAAATAATATTCTACGCGTATCTGTTAAACCAATTGATGGAAAAGTTGAAGTTCCTAATGAATTGGTTGTTGTAATTGATGTATCTGGGTCAATGAATTCACCCGCGTATATTGAACAGGATAAAAGACAAGTTGATGTAGGATTTACAATTCTTGATATTACCAAACATGCCATTAAAACTATTATTGAATCACTAAATAATAATGATAGAATTTCAATTATTACATTTTCTGATGTAGCAAAGGTTGTATGTGGAATGACAAATATTACAGTATCCAATAAGACATATCTCAAAACACTTATTAGTAATCTTAATACGGAAGGTTGTACAAATGTATGGGCTGGTTTAAATATGGGTCTTAAACAATTTTCAAATGATGCCACGATTTGTAATAAATCTTTAATGTTTATGACGGACGGTATTCCTAGTTCTCACTTGCTACCACCAAGAGGTATTATTGAAAGTCTTGAAAAAAGTATTAATAATATTACTATTAAACCTAGCATTTATACATTTGGATTTGGATATTCATTGGATACTAAACTTCTATCTGATATTGCGAATATTGGCAATGGTACATTTTCATTTATCCCGGATTCAGGATTTGTAGGTACAATTATTATTCATGCAATGGCAAATATCAAGACTGCATGTGGAACAAATGCAATTTTAAAAATTACAACAAATGATAAAATTAAAAAGATTATTGGATATGAAAACTCACAAAGAATTAAACTTAACACTATTAATTATGGGCAAAACAAGGATATTATAATTGAATTCGATAATAAATCTGAACAACATAATTATGAAATTGAATTGGAATATAATTCGTATTCAAATGAAATTGTTAATATTAAGTCAGATAATGATGTATATGAAGATAATGACCTTATTATTATGAGACTTGAATTTGTTGAACTATTGAATAAAATTATCAAAACGATGTCTGATAATTATACATCATTGAGTTATATTAATGAGTTCCTTACAAAATACAAAAATGATAGTTTAATTATCAATGATTTAAAAGAACAAGTAAAATTGGCTATTTCAACAGATGTGATTTATAATAAATGGGGTAAAAATTACATTTATTCTCTTATGTATGCTCATAAAGAGCAAAAATGTAATAATTTTAAAGACAAAAGTGTTTCTGTATATGGTGGGAAATTGTTTGATGAGTTGGTAGATAAGATTGATGAAATTTATGCAAATATGGAGGCACCTAAACCATCTAATATTGTTAGAAATTGTGATAATTCTACTCGTGGAGGGGGTGCGGTAACAAAAGGATTGACGCGGGGTGGTCTGGATTTTAGGCAAAGTTTTCACAATGCAAGCGGGGGTTGCTTCCACGAAAATAGTAATGTATCTATTTATCCCAATAATATCAAGAAATGTAAAGACATTATGAAGGATGATTTGGTAATGACATCTAACAATACGTATTCCAAAGTTATCTGTGTTACTAAGATTAAATGTGAAAATAATAAATGTGATATGGTGAAGATTAATGATAGCCTGTCAATCACACCATATCATCCTGTTAAAAAAACTGAATGGGTATTCCCAAATACTATCAATGAAAAAACTATTGTAGATTGTGATTATATGTATAACTTTGTTCTAGATAAGGACCATACTATTATTATTGGCAATACTATTTGTGCTACATTGGGTCATGGAATTATGGATAACGACGTTATCAAACATGATTATTATGGTACAGATAAAGTAGTTAATGACCTAAAAAGTTTTAATGGCTTTAATAAAGGCGTAGTTACATTTGGTCCTAATTGTATTATTAGAGATAATAAAAATAATGTTATCGCCTTCGATGTAAAAAGTGTATGCTAATAATCAATAATATTATAAAAATTATACAAACATATATTAATTCTTTTTTATTTTCATTTGAGAAACATTCTATGTTATTTAATTCACTTATTATTGGTATACCATTCTCACAAAAAGCGTCTTCTATTGGTTTACTACCTCCACCTCCCATATCTACATATATATATTTTTATTATTTTGTGCATTATTCTTTTTATATAGTATATCATAAAAATCGCTTAGTTTTTCTTCAATTTTTTTGTTTCTATTGCTAAATAAAAATTGCATTAATGTTGAAGGTTCTATATCGTATTTTTTGATATTATTCCACATTTCTTCAAAAATTTTATCACTATCAAAGAATGCTTTAAACATATTTTTTGCCTGATATTTATCTAGATATGTTAATTCAATATTAATATCAATTCTACCAGAACGTAATAATGCACTATCTAATTTATCTGGATAATTGGTTGTTAAAATAACTATTAATCCTTCTGGGTTATTAAATCCATCTAGACAATTTAGTATACCATTCATTGTTATTTTATTTTTTAGACAATCACCATCTTTTCTATCTGTAAAAATACAATCAATATCTTCAATAACTAATATTGAAGTTTTTTCTGTATTAGATGCAGATGAAATAGCGCGAATCATATCATTCTCAGTTAACTCGCTATTGATATTTAAATTACATATACATGCGTCACACGAAGAAGCAATAGCATGTATTAATGATGTTTTACCAACACCGGGTTTTCCATGCAATAATATGTTAATTTTATAAGGTATACCGTGTTTAATATAATCTGGATATGATTCTTTTTTAATAAATGCTAATATAGGTTCTTTGATTTTTTCTGGTTGCCCTTCTTTTAAAAATAAACTATCAAAGCTTCGCTTGGGTATAGCACTATCAAATACCCAATCAATATATGAAAATCGCTTTTTTTCAATTTTATTTGAAAAGTTTTTTTTGAAAAAATCGTTATATTCCTTATCTTTGATACTTATTGCTTTTTCAGCAAACTCAAATATTTTTTCTTTACTTGTACTACTTAATATTAGTCGCTTAATAGTAAAAAAATCAAACTTATAATTAATTTTTGCTATCTCATTATTATCTAATATATAATCTTCAATACATATATCAATGTCATCTATGTTATATATGCCATTTTTAGGTATTATTTTATGTAAATAAATATTACTACTTTTTTTATTTTTGAAATCTTTATTTTCTATTCTTTTTATATTATCAATGCATTGTCCGTTAATGTCTTTTAGTTTATCATTAATATAACATAATATGGCACGTGTATCATCATAATTAGAATAATATGTTATAGATATAATTCCTTTATCAATAATCATGTCCATTGGTGTTAATTAATATATTGTTATTTTTATCTTTTATGTAATATTTATCATTAATCAGTACTTCCTTAAATAAGTAAAAGTTAAGGTTATTCTGAGTAAATTTTTGAAAAATCTTTGTTGGTTGCATTTGGGTATATAAATATTTAACATTGTAACCATAATCAGTTGGATTAATATTATTAAGAATATTATTAATTAAATATATAAAAATATTATTGTTGGGTCTTGTCATAATAAAACCGTTATTAATTTCACCACAAATATCATTAACATGTACACCTTCCGATGTAATCATATCAGCATAATCTGATAATCTAATAATATTATCAAATGACGTATGAAATTGTAAATCAATATCTATATATATACCTCCTTCTTTAAGTAGGTAGCAATATCTAAAAAGATCACATCGGTGAGCTAATTTTACTATTTCATTATATTTAGCTACAACAAGTTTTGCAAAATTATTTGTAAGATATTCAATACAATCTTTTTCATTAAAAAAAATATACTCGTAGCCAGGATTTAATTTCATTACATTATTTTTAATATACTCGGGGACATTACCTTGAAGCCACACCTGACATATTTTTTTTGGAATACCAGAATCATTATTATAATTTTTAATATAATTTTCAATAAGTATATCAATCATTATACAATTATGTTCGATGTCGTTTGTATTTAATTCGTGCCAAAATTTATGGTAGATTGTCAAACCTTTTTTTAAATAACTTGCGCATGTTGACAAACTAGATTTACTTGCAATTAATATATCACAATTAACCATTCTATCAAATGTAACTAACAGTTCTTCATTAATATATTTTTGTAGCTTCGGTAATACATCAAACTCGTGTATCTTATGTTTATCTTTACTTATTATAACAGAATCAGAAATACGATTATTTATACCAGGATGTTTTCCGGTAACAATTATATCAGAATCTGGTAATTCTGTATAAAGTTCAATTATATATTCGATATTTAATCTTTTACATATACTAATAACTCTAATGGCATTATCGATATAGTATTGGTTAGGCAACATTCTATCACTATCAACAACATATAACTCACCTCTTCTTACATGTAATCCGATTGTTAATTTTGAATTTTTATTAATCTGAGTTTTATATAAATTCTTACAAGGTAAATATATATTTTGTACATGATCTGTAATGTTATAAGGATATCTAATTTTGATTAGAATATCTGTATTTTTAGCTTTTTCTTTTTGATTCAATAATACTTCTTCTGTTATTGAAATTAATTCAATAATATTTGAAAACTCTATTTTTTTGTTAATTATATTTATACGTTTATTGCATTCTTCAATAAAATAATTAGAATTAGCATTTTTTTCAAGGGCTTTTAGACCCTGATACTCGATATCTTCTAATTTTGTATGATAGTATTGAACATTATATTTCTTACATAAGCTATATATTCCTAAA